GAAAATGAATATTTCTTTCACACTGGGAGGAGTTCCCATTGCAACTCTTTGCTCATGCACCTTTTTATTGCAAGTATTTAACAAAGTACAGGCAGACAAAACATTCAGACTGAGAACAATCCTAGATGGTCACATTTTAAGTTCTTTTGATTATACTGGTTTGCAGTTTCCTCAATGCTGGAGGATGAATGGGTTTTTTGGTTATCCTCAAGACAAATTGGAGACAGACAACTATCTGGATAAAAACAGGAAAGTGACTCAAATCCAAGATACATTGTTCAAAGAATACACTCTCCAAACTGATTTCATCACTGATTGTCACAAAAACATTTTCAATGATGTTTTGTTGTCTAACAAAATTTTTGTTGATGATTACAATCTAAAAAATGCATATTTTCTGGATGACATTGCTGTGATTCCAACTCAATCTGAGTCTAATTATTTTATTGAATCCACAGACACATTCAAAGAGATAACATTTGAGGACAGAGAGAGAACAACAGTCAAAAGAAATGTGAAATGATTTTATCTCAAATTATTAAGACCATGAAATCCAAAAATTATGCTGTTTTTGAGCATGATTCAAAGCCTTTCAACCTCAACATTGTTGGAATAAGGTCAACAGAAATCAAGGTCAATGAGTTCAATGACTGGATTGTTGTGTTTTGGAAATATCAAGGCAAGTGGTCACAATATTGGGTGAGATGCACCACTCTGGCTGGTCTTTATTACTTAGAAAAACCAACAAATCCTCAAGGATGTGCAATCCTTTGTGATGGTCAATATCGTAGCACCTACAAACTTGATTTACATGCTGGAAAATACAAGGGTTTGTGTCAAAGAAATGGAGAAGTAGAGGTCTGGAGAGACAATGACAAAGACACAGAGTTTGATTTCAACATGGATTCAAAAGAATGGGGGTATTTTGGGATAAATATTCACAGAGCATCATCATCCAAGACACTGGCTGAGATTGACAATTATTCTGCTGGATGTCAAGTGATTCAGAATCCCCAAAACTTTGACACATTCATTCAAATTTGTGAACAGTCAGAATTGTTTTTTGGAAACTCTTTCACTTATACTTTATTAAATCAAAAAGACATTGAAAATGAGTGATTTTGCTGGAATATTTGAGGAGAGTGTTGGTCAACTAAGTTGGACAAGAGTGGTCATGACAGTGGTCATTGGAGTTGCTTTGATTATAGCACTCACAGAGGTTGTTTTCAGCCTGTTTGACCCATCTTTTGACATTCATGAGACATTGATTCTCACCATGATTGGAATTGGGACAGGAGGAAAGGTCTCACAAAAAGCCTTTGAAAAAAAAAGTTAAAACATGAGGAGGATTGTGACATATTTGAGCCTCCTTTTTTTGCTAACTAATTGTTCACCACACAAAAGGTTGCAAAGACTGGTGGCAAAGCATCCAGAATTGTTGGAAATGGACACTCTGAAAATTGCTATCCATGACACCATTGTTTTGGAGACAGTTTCTCATGACACCACAACTCAATTGATATTTCATGACAGCACAATCATTGTCAATAATAAGGAGGTATTTGCAAAATACTTTTATGACACATTGACCAGAGAATTTCATCACTATATTGAATGTAAAGGAGACACAGTGACCATCATTAAGGAGGTGGCTGTCCCAGTTGAGAAAGTGGTCATCAAAGAATTGACATGGTGGGAAAAAAACTCTCAATGGATTTATATTTTATTAGCTGTTTTGGGTGGCTCTTTGATATTTCAAAAACTGAAAAAAGTTTTTATCTGATAATTTTTATTATTTCAAAAATAGGTTTTTTAAAAATGTTTGTTTACTTTTGTGATTATTCACACAAAAAAACACAACATGACATCAACGAAAATTGAGTATAAAGAAATCAAGGTCACTCACCTTTTTGCATCCAGAAAAAAAGTAATATTAAATCATTTTACAAGCCTTAAAAAAAAGGCTGATAAATTTGGGGTTTATTTAGATTATGAAATCTCTGAGCCTTACACATTTATTGACACCAGAGGACAAGAATCATTCCAATGGGAAAAATCAAAAAACACTTATTCACTTGTTGATGTCACCATCACTCACAGTCCATTGAAATTGGATGGTGAATGGGAATTGGTGGGAATCTATTTTGGAGAGACAGGCTCAGTTCAACAATTGAATCTGGATATTGAATTGCCAAAATCATTCATCAATCACACCAGCAACAATTGTGACCATTGCAATCATAAAAGATATAGAAAAAATTATTTTTTAGTTTACTCAGCAAAGTCAGGAGAGATCAAACAAGTGGGGTCATCATGCCTCAAGGATTTTTGTGGCATATCTCCAGCCAGAGCCATCAGAATGTTCTCTTTATTCACTCCAGTTTTCATGGTTGTTGGCTTAGAGGAGGAGGGATATTATCGTGCCAGTAAAGAAACCAAAGAAAAATTTGTGAATGTTGCTTATGACAAAAAATTAGTATTGAATCTCATTGCACAAAAAATTGAGCTGGATGGATATGTCAAAGCAACTTTTGAGGAGGTTGAAAATGGATGTGGATGGAATGGTCAAATATATTATAAATGGGTGAGAGACAATGAGGGTGAGGCAACATTGGATTTCTTAATAAAAGATTTAGAATCTGACATCACAGAAACTGGAGACCCATGTGGCTCTCCATTAAGTGCAACACCAATTCTCAAATGGTGGGATGAGAAAGTTGTTGAGGTTGATTCTGAGGGTCAACCATCAAACTCATTTAATTCATGGGTAAAAGATTGCAAAGAGTTATTGTCCACTAAAATGATTTTAAAGACCAATTTAAACAAAGTCTGCTCAATGGTCAATCACTATGTCACACAGATTGAAAAAGAAGAAGCCAGAGCCTTAAAAGAGAAAATGTTTGGTGATTCAAATCATGTTGGTGAGGTGGGTGAGAGAATCACTCAGGAGTTGACTATAAAAAGAATTTATTTTGGCTCTGGATTTTATGGAGACTTTTATATTTTCACAATGGAGAATCCAACTGGAGATTGTGTTGTGTATAAAGGGACAAAGGATTTGGGTGTTGATGATGAAAAAATCAATTTGACTTTCACCATCAAATCTCATGATGAATATAAAGGAACTAAACAAACAAATATTTCAAGACCTAATTTTAAAAAATAAAAAAATGACAGCTAAATCAGAAACTAAAAAAATCCCATTCAACCTCAACTCAATTGCTGAGGTTATAGTGGGTGAAAAAAAGCAATCTATTGTGGAAATAATTGAGGGAGATTTTGATGTTTATATCATGACAATCAATGCTGAAAATTCATTTCATGATGTGTACAAAACAATGAATCAAGTTTTTTGCTCTCCTGACTTGACAATGTTTGGGAGATATGACTTTTATTTGGATGCAACCATGCAAATTGAAAGAGACATTGAACACTCAAAAAAAGTTGCCACATCATGAGACCAGATTTCAAACCTTTCACACCAAAGATTGACAAGGTCAGGAGATTGGTGTTGACCAGATTTTATTGTGGCATGAATGGAGGAGATTTATTCATGTATCAAATCCACAAAATCAATCCAGACAACATGGTTGACAAATTTTTTAGCCATTTATATGCATTAGGAACGCATCAAATGGATTCAGTGGTGTCTTACCATCATGCAAAGACTGGTGAGCCAGTAGAAGTCTTTAAAATGGATTTTCAGCATGTTTGTGGCTGTGATGGTCTCCAAAATGTAGAAAAAATCTGGAAAATTGGCACACAATGAGACATTCACACAGGTCAACAATTGCATTGAGATTGGCTCTTGTCAGTCTATTAATCAACTTAATTTTAATTATTTATTTAATACTAAAATCATGAACAATTTTAAAATTTATCAAATACAATTTATCCCAGAATCAGAACACAAAGCACACATTTTGTCAAAGGCTTTGAGTTGTTCTGATTTACTAAAAACACATGCTCAAAAAGTTGGAAGAAAATATTTTGACATTGATGGTGATGAGATTGAAAATTGCTCTGGAGATTATGAGGATTATTACGAGCATTGTGACATATACGAATGGAAAAAATTGCCATCAAAAAAATGGTGCATTGAACAAATAAGATTGCATTTTCTTTGTAACGGAACATCTTATGAGGGTTGTTATGAAGATTTAGGTGACGAACACTTAGATATTTCAATAAAATTATTAGAAAAATATAACATATAAAAACACAAAACAATGGAACACAAAAAAATCAACATTCAGACATGGGATGAGGTTAATACTCAAAGAGAGGCAATTCTCTATCATCTCAAAACATTTAAATCATGCACATCAATGGAGGTGTGGCAAAAATATAAAATTACCAGACTGTCAGGAATCATCCACAATCTTAGAAATGAGGGTTATAATATAGAAACAAAGGATGTCAAATTTGTCAACATCTTTGGAGGCTGTGGCACTTTTGCAAAATATGTATATCATGAGCCATTGCCAGAATTTAAACAACAAAAACTCTTTTAATATGGAATCAATAAAACAATACAGAGTCAAACTCCTGTCATTTGATGAGGAGTGGCAAATATTAAACAACATCAATCAAGTAAATGAATATATCAAAAGAGATGTTGTGACCAGAAATTCAGTCCAATATTTTCAACAGATTCATTTTAAAATTACTGGAAAACTTTTTGTGACTCCCAGTGATTATATAGTGGAATCTTATGACTGGGACAGATTGGAATTTCTCCCATCACATTTTGGAATTATCAAAAATAAAATGTGTAAATAAGCAAAAAAAAGTTATATTTGAACAATCAAAAATTTTCAGATTATGAACAAACATTTCAGACTAAAAGAGGCTCTCAAAGAGAGGAAAAAAATCACAGGAAAATTCATGTCTCAACAGGAATTTGCTGAGAAAATATTTCCAGACCACAATCCAAAGACAGCACTCTATCATGTTAACATGGCACTCAATGGTCATGCTTATGGTAGATTCACACCAGATGTTGTTGTCAAAGCATGTAAGGTCTTAAAATGTGAGCCTAATTTTTTATTTAATTATTCACCAAAAAAAACAAATAAATGAGCAATTTAAAAACAAGCAAAATTGTCAACATTCAAGGAAATGGGACATTTGAAACACAGCATGGTCAGTTTTTCAACTATGACATGCAAATGGAAAATGGGGACTCTGGAGAGTATGCCTCAAAAAATTACACATCAGTTGATGCATTGCCTTTTAAAGTAGGAAATGACATTGATTATGAATGGCATCCACATGATAAATTCCCAAAGATTAAAAGACCAACTCTGGCTGGGACAAAAAGATTTGACCCAAATCAATCATTCAAGTCATCATCATCCAGAAACAATGACCCAGATGTGCAAATCATGATTGTCAGACAATCCTCACTGGAAAGGTCTGTTGAGATATTAAGTCACAACAATGTTGGCAAAAGAGTCAAACTCAGTGATGTTGTTTTATTAGCATCTGAGTTGACACAATTTGTTGTTGAGGGAACTAAATTTGACCCATCAAAAAAAGTGGAATCAAATCCAGCACCAGCACCAATCTCACCACCTCCAGCAGACAGCCAATTGAGAGAGGCAATATTGGAATCAATTGAACCTAATGATGATGATTTACCATTTTAAATCTGTATATTTACAAAGTCTTAATGACTTTGATTTGAATGGGGGAGTTGTGTCCTCCAGTGTTTGAATGAAAGGGAGGGTGAGAGTCATGTCCATCCTCCTTTCTTTTGACTTTGTGAATATTCAAAAAATATTTTAATTTTAACACAAACAAAAAAATCAAGTTATGACAAACAATTCAACAATCAACTCAATGATTGACACCATTTGCAAAATGGTTGAGAATGTTGAGGAGGGGACTGAGTCTCCATTTGAGGCAATCGCATATCTCAAAGAACTTTCAACAATTATTTCAGCATCACAAAAACAAGTGATGGAAGTTGCAATCCATGAATCCAGATTTGAGGACAAATCATTTTCAAAAGGAGACCATATATTCACCAAAGTTTCTGGGAGGGCAATATATAATTTCAAAAAATTAGCAGACTGGAAACTTGCCAAAGACAATCTCACTGAAATAGAGACTAAATATAAAACAGCATTTAGGAACTATTCAAATGGATTGACCAATGTGACAGAGGATGGTGAGGTTTTACAAATGCCAGAAGTTAAGCACACCAGTGACACCATCTCAATCAAGTTGAATGCAAACAAAATTCAATAAGATGTCAAAGAGATTCACTGACACTGACAAGTGGAAAAAAAAGTTTGTGAGGGGTTTGGATGCCTCTCACAAATTGTTGTGGTTTTACATTCTTGATGATTGTGACCATGCTGGAATCTGGCACACAGATTTTGAGGTTGCCTCAATTCGTATTGGATGCAATATTGATGAGGTTAAGGCAAAGAAAATTTTTAAACACCATGTGATTGAATTTGATGATGGTGAGAAATGGTTTCTTCCATCTTTTATTGAGTTTCAATATGGGACACTAAAAGAAACAAACAGAGCCACAGCCTCAGTGATTGATAAACTATTAAAATACAAATTAATTGACAAAGACTTAAAAATTGTTTATGGTGCATCTAAGCACCATCCAAGCACCTTTCAAGGTGTTAAAGATAAAGACAAAGACAAAGAGAAAGACATTGAAAAAAGAAAGGTCAAATTTGCTCAAAAGATTGTGTCTGATTATAGGACACAATATGACAGGGAAATGCTCAATGAGTTCATTGACTATTGGACAGAGCATGGAGAAAGAGACAGGCTCATGAGATATGAGAAAGAGAAAGTCTTTGGAGTAGGTCGGAGACTGGGAACATGGGCGAAAAATTATAAACCAAAAAATCAAACCAAATCAGTGACCATTTCTGATTCTGGTGAGATGGAAAAATTCAAAGTGTAATGGGTAGAATTTCAGACATAATAAAATCCAACATGAAAATGGATTTGGAGAAAACAAAAAGAGTCCTCACAGATAAAGAGAGAGAATATTGGAAAGAGGTCAAAAAGGAAAGACCCAGACCAGCAGATTGTTTTGATTATGAGAATGTCAAAAGAGGATTTAAATTTTATACAAAATCTTCATTGACTAAATACAACTATCAAATTGATGATGCCAACAAAAACATCATCAATCTTTTATGCATCTATTTTTCAAAGGATGATGAGTTGATGATGAGAAATTTTCCTCAGTATTCAACAAGGAAAGGTCTGTTGATAGCTGGAAACTGTGGGACAGGGAAAACCATGTTGCTCAACTTATTCAAACATGTTGTCAAAAATCTGTCCTCCCAAGCCTTTAGAATGACCTCAACCAATGCTGTGGTCAGGGAATATGATGAAAGTGGCTCACAGGCTCTTAAAACGTATTTAAAACACAGATGGATGTTTGATGACTTTGGCTCAGAAAACATGGGGAAACATTATGGAAAGGATGAGGAGGTCTTTAAAACTATAATTGAGGAGAGGTATAATCTTTTTTTAAATACTGGAGAACCAACTTACTTGACAACCAATCTGACCATCTCTCAAATAAAAAAGAGATATGGAGACAGGGTTGCATCCAGAATCAATGAAATGTTTAATGTGATATTAATGGGAGGTCATGACAGGAGAAAATAAAATCATCACAATTGATTGTGGATTGTCTGGAGGCTGGTGCATCAAACCAAATGATGATTCCAAAGTCTTTGTCCATAAATTGAGAGAGGAGTTTGTTGACCTCACTGAACAGTTTTGGGGTCATGCTGGTGCTGTTGCTTTTGTAGAAACTCAGCATCTCAGAAAGATTGATTGTCAGACTGGGAGGTGGCACAACATCCATAAATTATGTTTGCACTATCAAAGAATCAAAGATGCATTGGAGTGTTGTGATATTACAGTCAAAGAACTGTCACCAGTCAAATGGCAAAAACATTTTGAATTAAAATCCAGAACCTATAAAGATAGAAAAAAAGAATTGAAAGAGCATTGCATCAAACTATTTCCAGACCAAAAAGTGACTCTTTGGAATTGTGATGCATTGCTAATGATGGAATATGTTTTGACTAAAAAATTGCACAAAAAATGACCAGACAACAAACACCATGCCAGATTTTTGATATTTCAAAAAGTCATATCTGTCCCAGAGGGAATCAACGAACTATTTTTTTTGATACCTACATACCAGCCAAGAGAGAAAGTCTCTTAAAAGGCTTAAAAATAGCCTTCTCAGGCATTTCAACAATTTATCAAAAACCAACAAAATCAACACAAAATGGACTTTGAATTCACAATGGAAACTGACAAAAATGGGACTCCAAAAGCCACAGACAAAGAACTTTATTTGCAATATTTTTTGGACAATCCAAATGCTAAATTCAAAATTCATGTGACCAAATTGAGTTCACATTCAGAACTTTTAAGAGCCTATTATTTTGCTGAGGTTGTCACTAAATGCAAAATCGGATTGAATGATTTAGGCTACAATTTGAACAAAGACCAAGTCCATGAGTTTATCAAACAGTATTCACCAATCATGGTTGAGCATGTTTATTTTGATGGTGAAATGAAATCCAGAATGAAGTCATTGAATGAAATTGACAACAAACAATTTTTACAATACATTGAAGATGTGAAACAATTTGCTGTTGAAAATTTGGACATGATGATAAAAGAACCAACCCAAAATTTTGATTAAATTGAAACAAAAAAGAACACAAATGGCAAAAAAGAAAAAAACAACAAGTGAGGGTCTGGGTGACTCAATTGCAAAAATCACTCAAAAAACTGGTATTGATAAACTTACAAAATTTGTGCTGGGAGAGGACTGTGGATGCTCTGAGAGGCAATCTTTTTTGAATAAGGCTTTCCCCTATAAAAGAAATGAGCCATCATGTCTGCTGGAGAAAGAATTTGACTGGCTTAAACAATACTTTGATGACCCAAAGAAATTCTCTTATGTAGTTGTGAAAACTCAAATTGGAACAATCCATGCCAGAGTCTTTGGACATCATTACAAAAAAATATGCTCATGCAAGTCATCTCCATTGGACAGATACATTGGAGAGTTGAGAGTAATATTTGACACTTACACTGAAAAACCTGAGAGTCATGATTGAGATATATGTTGGAATATTCATTTGCATGGTTGTCCTTTTTACAATGGGATTTCTGTGTGCAAAATCTTTTTATGACCATGATTAAAAATAAAAACTTTGTATGGTTCATTTATGGATGTGCTTTTGGTCTGTTGCTTTCAACAGTTCAACAGTGTTCAAAATATCAAGTGGTCTCAGAGTTGGATGTCCACATGTACCATTTACACAATCCCAGAACAAAAAAAGTTGAGGTGATTATCACTGAGGACAAATTGGAAGTGGGTAAATTTTACAGGCTTAAATCAATCAAACAAATTTATCTGGATGACAATGACTAAGGATATTGACATACATGAAGCAATGGTCAATGGATATAAATTTCTCATTGAGGGTGAGACATATTCAGAGGCAATGAGGAGAAACAACAAAGAGGAGATTTTTTATCCATTCCCACTTGATGACATTACCATTGGAGATTTACAACTGGTCATGGAGTATTTTGCATCAGAGGATGTTGAGATGTATGAGAAATCTCAGAGAATAAAAAATTTAGTTAACAACTGGGACAACACAAAATTCAAATGGACACAATCAAACTGAGAACAATTGAGGAGTTTCATGAACTCAGAAAACATGGTTTCAATCCTTTTTTGGATGAGAAAATTGAGATGGGTATTTTCACCAGAGTAAAAATTCAAAAGGAGTTTTTCAAATCTGATAATCATTTTTACAGATTTTGTTGGGACAATATGAATCACTATTGTGAGGAGACTGGACTCAAGTTGAGGTCTTATTCTGCCTGTTTTGTGAGTCATATCCTTTCCAGAGGTGCATTTCCTGAGATGAGGTGGGACATGAGAAACATCAACATCCTATCACTCCCAGAGCATCAGAAATGGGAATCACACAAAAAAATTGACATGTACATATACAAAAAAAACTCATTAAGAATCCAGCAACTCAAAAGAGAATATAATATCTTAAAAATCTTAAAATGAAACACAGTGAGAGAATGGTCAAAATGCTGGAGAACTATCACATCCCCATGAATGAAATCTCAATCATCATTGCAATGCATTTCAAAATGGAAATGTCAACAGTCAAGTCACCATCAAGGGAGGGTCACATTGTGAGAGCCAGAAACTTTTGCATCTATTTTTTGCACAAATATCTCACACACAAAGTTGATTTGGAGTCCACAAAACACAATTTGATTGGCTTATACCTATTGAGAGACAGATTGACCATCAGACATCATCAAATGAATTTTGCATGGCTTATATCCCATGACAAAGAGATAATAAATGAATATAATGAAATAATAATTAAATTGAACAGAAATGGTTTTTTTTAGACAAACGTATCACACAAAAGAATTTTTCATTGTCGGCAATGATTTAATGGTCAGACATGTGGAAAAAATAATTGACTTTAGAGGCAAGGATGAGGAATCAGATTTTTGTCATTGGTTTCAAGTCAAAGACACAGACAGAGAGAAACTCATCAGACTGAGCCAGAATAAATCTAATGCACTGGAGAAAGAATATCAAGAGAGCAAACAACAAATCCAGAGCCAGAAACAAAAAAAATAAAAAAAACTTATCTGTTTTTGTTGGATATATCAAATAATTGTTATTTTTGTATAAATTAATATTAACTAATACACACAGACATGACAAATTTAATTGAAACATCAAAAGCAAAATTCACAGAGAATCAACAAGTTTGGATAGTAGACACTTATAAGTGCGTGACTATCATTGAAAAAATAAAATCTCAGAAAACAGGCAACTATCACTATATAATACAAAACAATCCAACTGGAGAAGTATCTCAATATTTAGAGATTGAATTGGAATCAAATCTTGATAGAATAAACAAGAAAAACAAAATCAAAAAATTCATTGACAATGCAATGGATTTCAATGGTCTCAAATCTTATTTGGAGGTGAGTGAGACATTAGGTAAATTAAAAACTTATAGAGACTGGTCTGTTTATGTACCAGAAAAATCACAAGAGAAATTGCGTCTTTACATTACCAACTTAGAATTGATATTAAAAGCTAACGGATATAGATAAATCAATCAAACTCACAGCACTCCCATTCCTTTGTTGGTCTGGGAGTTTTTGAGGTATATGACAATAGATAAAATAAATATTGAGACCCCAGAGAAATTCATCAAGACAATTGCTGGGAGAGTAGTGTGGCATAAATCATCACTATGTGGTGCATCTGGCTTTCACATTGCTGTTGATTATAATGGAGACCAGTCTTTTGATGGTTCTATTTATTATTATAAAGAGGCTGACTCAAAATGTCACAAATTCAAACTTAAAAACTTTTTCAGAATCTTTGAAATTCTGGAGGGATAAACATAAAAACCAAAACACAAAAATCATGACAAAAACTAAATTAAAAAATCAAAAGACTTTGGATGCTTTAAGCAACAAAGCAAACAACAATGGGAGAATGCCATCACTTAAAAAAATCTCTCAATTGCTGGATGAGTTAAACATTGTAAACAAACTGGATGAGTGGTCTGAGGAGAAGTGGACAAAGCCATCTGGTTTCACTTATTACACATCTGGAGGGACAAGGACTTACAATGGATGGAGACTGAGAGTACCAGCCATCAACATGACAGCAACCTCAACAGATACTTATTATTCATGGAACACATGGTCTTATGCTCAAGACCTTTTGAAATTAATCACTAATCATTTAAACAAATAATCATGACACATTTAGAAAGAACAATCATTGAATTGTACAACATAAGCGAGAAGAAAAAAGTTGAGGCATCAAGACAGGGAAACACTGAGCTGGTGAACAGCTATATCAAACAAATTGAAATATATCACTCATTGATTAATGGGTGCATCATTGGGAACTCAGTTCTCAATTATTTGTTGAATCATCACATTGCTCCTGTGGGAATCTACATTGACAGCCACAATCAAATCTCATTGCACTTGAGCAAAGGAGATAAGAAAATGACACAGGCTTTGTGTCACCTTAGAAATTTGGCTGATATAGAGTCAGCATCCAAAGTTTACAAATAACCTCTTAAACAGTCGGAGGGCATTGTTTAAACACATGTAAGTCCCAGACATTAGCCAGTCCAAAACGGATTGGCTTTTTTTTTGTAGATTTGTATATGCCAAAAAAGACAGATAAAGACACTTTAAAAAAGAACCTCATTGAAGCAATGAGAGAGTCTCTGGGTGTTATCAAAACAGCCTGTGAGAAATGCAAATGCTCAAGGCAATCATATTATGATTTCATGAAAGATGACAAGGATTTCAAATTAGCTATTGAACAAACCAAAGAGGCATCACATGACTTTGTCAGGTCAATGCTAATGGAGAACATCAGCAAAGGCAAAGAGACATCAATAATCTTTTATCTCAAAACTCAGATGGGTTGGATTGAGAAAACCAAAATGGATTTGACATCCAATGATGAGCCAATCAACATCCCTCCAGTCAACTGGGTAACTCAAAAGAAACTCCAGAACAATTGATGAGAGACAGGATTCACAAATGGATTGAGGACTATGGATTGTACCTATTTGCTGTTTTAATGCTTTTAGAGATAATGTTTTTTAAATTCCTATGACTGAGACCAGTGAACAATTTAAAAGGCTTTACACCTCATCAAAAAGATATTTCTTAATCACTGGAGGGAGAGCATCACTCAAGTCCACAACAGTCCATGACTTTGTTGCCAGACTAACATTTGAGACAGGACATGGGATATTGTTCACCAGATACACAATGACCAGTGCAACCAAATCAATCATCCCAGAGTTTGAAAGCATATTGGACAGGCTCGGAATCAGACAACATTTCTATATTACCAAATCCAAAATCATAAACATTCGGACTGGCTCATTCATTTTGTTCTCAGGAATCAAGACATCATCTGGAGACCAGACAGCAAACCTCAAATCATTAGGTGGCTCAATCACAACATTCATTGTTGAGGAGGGTGAGGACTTTCAGAATGAAAGGACATTTGATTTGATTGATGATTCCATAAGGTCAAACAGCCGACAGAATAGAGTCATCTGGATTCAGAATCCAACAACCAAAGAGCATTTCATTTATAAAAGATGGATTGACCCAAAGAACAAAGAGATTGATGTGCATGGTCACAAAGTCATTGTGAGTGACATGGATGAGGTTGAACATATACATGTGACATATCACCTTGCTGAGAGGCTCGGATTCCTTTCAAAAGGATGGGTCAACAAAGCCAACAAGGTTAAGGATGAGAATCCTAAATTCTATTATCACAACTACATTGGAGGATGGTTGTCAAAGGCTGAGGGTGTTGTTTATGAAAGATGGGAGAGAGGCAAATGGGACAACTCATTGTCATGGTGTTATGGCTTAGACTTTGGATTCCATCCAGATGAAACAGCCATGATAAAAGTTGCTGTCAATCATAAGCAAAAGAAACTCTATTTGGAGGAGGTCTTATATCAAAAAGAATTGTCCACAGATGGCATGATTAGAGCCATCAAAAGAATTGCCACAGACAAAGATTTAATCATTGCAGACAACTCTGAAAAAAGGTTGATTCATGACTTGAGAACCAAAGGGGGTTTCAACATTCATCCCTGTGTCAAAGGTGCTGGGTCAATCAAAAAAGGCATCACAGACATTCAATCATTTGACATCATTGTTTGTGGTGAGTCAAACAATCTGGTCAGAGAGTTGTCCAACTATGTTTGGAATGACAAGAAATCTGGAGTCCCAGTGGACACCATGAATCATTTGTGTGATGCATTCAGATATGGATTTGACAGGATGAGCAGAGGCAAAATCTTTGTAGGATAGATTTAAGACACTCAATCATTCTCATTGGTGTGTTGATATTAAAACAATATTAAATTCTCTCTAAGGTGCTAATAAGCACCAAATAAGGTGCTTTAGAGTTTAATAACTTTTTGACAATCCACATGGCATTGATTCAAATTTTCTTTTATTTTGTATTTATGCATAAAAGATTTATTTAAATGTCACAGAACAAACAAGGATTTCTCAAAAGACTTTTTGGAGGGCAACAGCAAAAGCACATGACATGGTCAAGGAATCATCTATTTAATTTGACCAATGACAATTTCATTCACAACCAATCCAATGCAAGTGAGTTGATTGATGATGGGTTTGCAAAGGTCTCTGACCTTTATGCAATCATCAAAAAGATTTCCCAGACTGGTGCTGACATGGAGTTGCAAGTGTTCAAAGTAACAAGGGACAATGAATATGAATTGCAAAGAGATGGGGAATTGTTTGACCTCATCATGCAACCAAACTCAAAGCAGAATCAATATGATTTCAAGGAAAATGCATTGGTCAATTTGTTGACCAGTGGGAACATTTTTATCAATGGCAATGAGGCTGTTGGCTTTGGAGATGTGTTCACATCACTCAACCTTTTGCCTCCTCAATATATAGACATCCAACTCACACCAGTTGAGAATGGAATGGATGCAACCAAATACATTCTAAGCATTGACACTCTCATGAGAAATCTATCTCCTGAGTATGTTAAGCATATTAAATATTTCAATCCTACTGATTATGGTGTCCAGACTGGATGGGGATTGTCTCCAATACATGCTGGATATTTAGCAATGAAATCAGCCAGAGACCTCAACATTGCTGAGAGTTCCATCCTTGCAAACAAGGGTGCATCTGGATTGCTAACCAATAAAGGTGACTATCCTTTGGACTCTGAGGAGGCTCAAGAGATTCAAAAAGCTATTGACAAAAAGATTGCTGGAGCAAATAAGTTTGGAAAGATTGTGACAACAAATGCATCAGTTGAATATATACAAATGGGAATGAGTCCAACAGACCTCCAATTGATTGAGTCTGGTGTTGTTAAGTTGAGACAACTTTGCAACCTCTATGGAGTGGATTCATCATTGTTCAATGACCCAGCAAACAAGACATACAACAACAGGAAAGAGGCAACAAAATCTCTTTACACTGAGGCTGTGATTCCATCATTGCAAAAGATTGTGTGGGGTCTCAATGAGTTTGTTGTCCCAGCATACAACAAAAAATATAATGCTGAATTTAAAATTGCTATTGACAAAAGCCATGTCCCTCACTTATACGAGGAGACCAAACTCAAGGCTGAGGCTGACTACAAAGTTGCTGAGGGTTATGTTAAAATATTAGAGTCACAAATGACTCAGGAACAGAAAGTTAAATCATTAATGATGGCTTATCATCTCACTGAGGATGAGGCTGAAAACATAGTTGGAGAAGATGCCAGAGCCATTGACTGATGAAAATAGAAACGATTTTTTGGATAGATGCATGATTGATGCTGAGGCTCAATCAGACTTTCCAAACAGTGACCAGAGATTTGCCTTTTGCAATTCTCAATGGGACAACAGAAACAAAGAAAAAACAATGCCTATGAAAACAGGATATGCAAACAAGACCTCATCAATTGGGGTCAAAGAAGTGGACACAGACTCAAGGAGAGTGTCTGGATATTTCGCATCATTCAACAATGTTGATTCTGATGGGGACATGATAATGCAAGGAGCATTCACCAAGTCACTCCAAGAGCATGGAGTTGGAACACAGAGCAACAGAAAAATCAGTCATCTGGCATTCCATGATGTGACCAGACCAGTGGGAAATCTGGTGGTCTTGAATGAAGATGAGAAAGGATTGTATTTTGAATCTGAAATGGGAACTCATGAGGACGGAGAGAATGCATTGAGAATGTATAAAGATGGAATCATCAAAGAGCATTCAATTGGTTTTAATTACATAGGAGATAAAACAACATTCATTGAGGTTGACAAAACCAAAACAGACAACTCCATTGTCCAAAACATTGGAGGATATTGGTCACTGACTGAGGTCAAACTTTGGGAGGGTTCTTTTGTGACATTTGGTGCTAACTCTGAGACACCAAACCTGACCAACATCAAGAGTCAAGATGACCTCAACAATGTATTGTCAGACCTTAAATCAAGGATGGAAACATTTATAAAAGCATTGAGAGATGGGAACTACTCACAGAAATACAATAATCTGTTTGAAGTGGAACTCATGCAAATCACAAAACAATTTGAATCACTTGTCAAGTTTGAGCCATTCAAAAAAGAATCTCAAATGAATGAGGAGTCAGAATCAGAGAAACAAAAAAAGGAGGATGCAAAGTGCATTGCTCTATTGAAAACAATTAAAATTTAAAAGGATGGATTTAGAAAAAACCATTGAAGAAATCAACTCTCAGATTGAGGCTAAGAATCAAGAGATTTCAACAGCCATTGAGAGCAAAGCATCAACAGACTCAGTAAAGAATCTGAATGATGAATTAGAAAATTTAAAAGAAGTTGCAAAGACTCAAGGTGAGGCACTTGCAAATCTTAAAACTGCAAACGATAATGCAAAGCCATTGACATTTGCTGATGCTGTGAAAAATGCATTGGAAAACAATGCTGACAAAATCAAAGGTGTAAAGTCAGGAACATCAAGAGGGACAGGAGAAATGTCTGTGAAAGAGGTTTCAAGTGCATCAGTGATTGACAGTACAGCATCTTATTACATTGCTGGAATCGGACAACTACCAGTGAGGAGAGCATTTCTTGATGAGATGTTTGCTCATGGGACAGTTGGATTTGAGTCAGGTGGAACAATAACTTATTGGGACACTAATGTTGTTGAGAGAAGTGCATCCAATGTTGCTGAGTGTGGTGAGATACCAACATCAGACATCAACTGGAAAGAGTATTCAGTATCAATGACAAAGGTTGCTGACAGCATTCCTGTTTGTAATGAGGCAATGGAAGATTATGCTTTCATTGAATCAGAGGTGAGAAATTTCCTTTTGGTGAATGTATTATTGCAAAATGATGCCAACATTTTAGCTGGTGTTGACACTGCATCTCAAACATGGGTTGCTGGTGCTTTTGCTGGTACAATTGCAAATGCAACTGCTTATGATGTGATTAAGATTGGAAAATCTCAGATTGAAAACTCTGGAGAGAATAATGCTTATGCACCAAATGTTGTCTTAATGAATCCACAAGACTATACAGCACTGATGCTGTCTAAGGATGCACAGGGTCAATATTTATTCCCAATGTACATGTCATCAAGTGAGACTGTTGTTGCTGGAATGACAATCATCACATCATCATTGATTCCACAGGACATCATGTATATCATGGACAGTTCAAAAGGAACAGTGTATGACCACAGAGGATTGTCTCTTGATTATGCATCAGAACATGCTGATGATTTCTTGCATGATAGAATCAGACTGAGAGCACAATTGAGAAAGGCTTTTGTGATTAGAAATGTGAATGCAAATGCATTCTTAAAAGTTGATTCAATAGCTGGTGCAATTGCATCATTATAATTGACTTTATAATAAACCAAATCAGTCCCTCTCAACATTAGGGAGGGACTTTTTTAAAAGAAATTAAATGGCAAGTTTTATTCTAAAAAGTGATTTCAAAGGCAGATGGAATGTCTCTCTCAACAAGTTTGGTGAGGAGGATTTGGAACTATATATTGAGTCTTATGAGAAAGAGATTCTCACAGACCTTTTGGGTTGTGAACTATATCCATTGTTTTTGGCTGATTGTGTTGCTGATGTTGATGACAGATTGATTCCACAGTCACCAGAATATGTCACAATTTATGATGAGATTTGTGATGAGGCTCTGTCCACATGTTGTTGTGGAAAGGAGACTTTCATGGAGTCTTTTGGCATGGTTGACATGCTCAAATCAATGGTCAGATTCTATTGGCTTAGAGACCAGAAATACAAACAGACTGTGAGTGGGACATCCATCATGGATTCTGAAAACAGTGTTGTCATCAAATCATTGCACTATGGTTTGACAAAGCAATACAATAGAGGGATTGAATCTTATAAATCAATCCAATGTTATATTGAAAACAATTCAACAACTTATCCAACGTACAAAGGCAAGTGCAAGTCTTTTGCTGGTTGGTTATAAAAGATATTAAAATGGAGATGGAATCTTATGTGGCAATTTTGACAGCACTGGTTGGTGCTTTAGGAATCAAAGAGGTGTGGAAAATAATCAAAAAAAAGGTTGACCACTCCAGCAACCTTGAGGAGAAACAATTGGATTTCACTCACCAAGTCATCAGAGAATTAAAGGATGACAATGAGAAGTTGCAAAAGCAATTGAATGAGCAACAACAAATGATGATTGAGCATGAAAAAAAGATTGCTGAGTTGCTCACTATTAATAAACAATTGAGACTGATGATGGATGCATGTGCTGAGAAGATGGACAGAATGGAGAAACGAATTTTGACCAGAGCAAAAACATCCTCTGGAAAAAAGAGAGGCAGACCAACAGGCTCAACAAATAAAAAATAAGATGAGAAAAATTAAAGGTTTAATTATATATACAATTGTCACAGCGTTGATTGTTGTGTTGAGTCCATTGGGGTTTTTATATACTGCATTGAAAAATATTTTTACACTCAAGTTCTTAACATGGTTAAGTCAAATCCAAGACTATTTCTTAGTTTTGGTTGTGGCTCTTGACCAGTATGCAAATGTCATGATGAGTGATTTATTTAATGACATTATGATAAAAGGCAAAGGCTATTCATTTGGATGTCCAGATGATTCCATTGGATATGTTGTGAGGAGAAATGGAAAGAAAGAAACTCTCACACTATTTGGAAAATTTTTGTTGCTAATAATAGACCATAAAAAATAAATTTATAGATGTTTTCCATTGTTGATTTTATTAAAAATATTGTCCAATCTCTTGAGTTCACAGAGGCAATCACAAACCTCACCTCATCTCCCAGTGAGTCACAGTTTGACACATGTCGGACTCATCATGTCACAAAGGGAAATTATATATACATTGATGGTGTAAAATATAAAGTGATTGACTTTGAACTCAATCAATGGATTTCAGTCAAAGGAGAAATCCCACCAACAGCAACAACATTTGTAATTCCAGCACCTCACTTTTTTAATGGGACACCAATGCAAGTTCAAAATGTATTGGCTAACATCAGAGAATGGAGGGACAAATTGCCAATGGTTTATTTATTGGAGGTCATAAGAGAACAAAGATTTAACTCCAGAACAAACAAACTGGACAGGATTTCTGAGTTGAGGATTTTCTTTTTGATGTCATCAAACTTTGAGGACTGGGATGTTGCTCAACATTATGACTTTGCAATCAATCCAATGGATAATTTTGTAAATGATTTCATTGAGACATTGAGACTCAATCATTCAGTTGGTGATTTCAATGAATATGAAACAATAAACAGAGCCAACTTTGGTGTGTATATTTCAAAGCCATCCAAGAGGTCTGGCAAATATGAGGACAACATCACCAAGTTGATTGATGAGAATGTGTCTGGTGTTGAATTGAAATTGGATTTGCCAGTCAAAAAGAATCCATGTTTTTCATTCAACTCATGCATCATTGCACCACCTCAACCATTTGCCAACACTCTCTCAACATCCTTTGATGGATTTGATGAGGAGGTTGATGGTGGCAATCCATTTGGAATCCAGTTGACAGGCAACATTTCATTTTCAATTTTTATCAAAACAACATTCAATGGTGTTGGAATAATAGTTGCCAAAAGAAATCCAGCCACTAATTTTGGTTATCAGTTTTATTCATCTGGAGGGAAACTCAGATTGCTGGTCAATTTCTTAGGAGGCAATAAAACAATCATTGGGACAACACCAATTGATGATGGTCAATGGCATCATGTATTGTGTACTATCAGTCAAGGGGTTCAAATATCAATGATTCTGGATGGGTCAACTGAGGGAACAACATCCATTGTGGGTGAGACTTATGTTGAATCAAATTCTAATTTGAAAATGGGAGGTGGTCAAGTTGGGTCAACCTTTTATTTCTGGGAGGGACTCACAAACAATTTCAGTCTCTTTGATAGACTTGTTTCATCCAGTGAGGTGAGGACATCAAGCAATCAAGCCAAAGACATCTCAGCCACCAATCCAGTGTTGTGGTGGAGGTGTGGAAATGGAGACACCTTTCCAATCTTAACAGACAATTCAATCAATGCTCACTTTGGTCAAATGATTAATATGGAGAGTTTTGATTTTGTAAATGATGCACCATGACAATGACTTTGACATATACAATTTTAAACATTTCAGACATTGAGAAAATCAATTTCAGTGAAATAATTGAGAACAATTTTGGGACACTTAGACACTCAAATGATGGTCAAGAGTTTGGAATTAAGTATGAATCTGAGCCATCATTTATTGCAAATGGGTCTGTATTGCCAATCAAAATCATGGACAAAAATCAAGCAATTGAGTTGATGCAGACTGAAAAATGGAGTGGAAATCTTGAAAAATAATGGACTGATTTAATTTTTTTTTAGCCAAAATTTAATCTTTTTGTGTGATTTCTCACACATCCGAGAACACCATTTTAAAGCGATTTAAGACACTTTGGGGTGTCTAAGGTATCAGCATATCAAAAATCCGAGATGTTCCATTAGCGTCAATTCCCCTCAAGAGAAAAATCTTAGTTTTTGAAATGTCAAAAAGTTTGGCACACTCTTTGATGAGGTGCAAAATCTAAGCCATCAAAATATTTTTTTTCCAGAAAGTTTTGGAATATTCAAAAAGAATCTTTTATCTTTGTGGCTCAAACATTTAAAAAAATACACAATGAAAGAATTAATCGCAGAACTAAAAAGACTCCAAAAAGATTGGAATCAAACTGGAGTGAGACACAGCCACATGGATGTTGTCATTGAAAAAATCAAAATGTTAAATCCAAATTTTAAACTCGTATAATCATGGCACAACTTAATGACGAACAAAGAGAAGAATTGAAAATTGATTTATCAATGGTTTTCAATGACACAAAAGCATACAGAAAAATTGATGATATTTTGAAACAAAAATTTGGGAATGACTTTGACATTCATGATGTTGTTTGCAATTGGGAGGAGAGTCTTATGGACTGTATTCAAGACCAATTGGATGAAATGGAATAAATTTTTTTAACTAAATCAACAGAGGTGAGATTTATTTCTCACCTTTTTTTTTGCTTTTTTTTATCTGAAAGTGTTTGAATATTCAAATGTTTGATTAACTTTGAAGAAATTATTATTAATTAAATATTTCAAACATGAAAAAATACACTAAAAAAAACTACCCAAAGAAAGCCAGAGTTGATGTTTATCAATTAGTTACTGACAGAGTGATTGCTGGTCTAAAAGAAAAAGGATTGTCATGGTTCAAATCATGGACTGACAAATATGGGAATCACCTTGCACCTATAAACAGAGCAACTGGAAATGAGTATAGAGGAGTCAATATATTTCTTTTGAACTCATGTGCTGTGTGCAATGGTTATGAGGCAAATGAATGGGTGTCATTCAAACAGGCTCAGGACTTAGGTGGGAATGTTAAAAAAGGAGAGAAATCAACTGAGACAATTTACTGGATGATTTCTTTTAAGAACAAAGAGACTGGAGTTTTTTATGCTAACAAAAAGAAATTGGAGGAGGCTGGATTCAGTGAGAGAGACAAAAACATCCAAAAGTTTTTCACTCCAAAAATCTGGAGAGTTTTCAACATTGAGCAATGTGACAACATTCAACCATCAAGAGTGATGAAAAAAGTTGAGGAGAAGTCTGAGAATCAAGTCATTGAGGATGCTTTTGCTGTATATACTAACATGGTGAAAAAACCAGAATTGAAACATGGTGGTGTTGGTGCTTATTACATGCCAAAAAAACACATCATCAACATGCCTGAGATTGATTCATTTGTTTCATCAGATGACTATTATCATGTTTTATTCCATGAGATGATTCACTCAACTGGTCATGAGACTATCTTAAACAGAAAGACTCTTGTTGAGTCTCATGGATTTGGTTCTGATAACTATTCAAAAGAGGAGTTAGTTGCTGAGATTGGTGCTGAGTTCCTTTCATCAATCATTGGATTGAATCCAAAAAGTGATGAGAAAAATTCTCAGGCTTACATCAATGGATGGGTTAAGCAATTAACTGACCATCCTAAAATGGTTCTTCAAGCATCACAGCAAACAACTAAGGCTGTGGAATACATATTGACTGGTAAATAAGAATCCCAGTCTCTCCAGAGTCTGAGTCCCATGCATTGATTGTGTGGGACTTTTTTGTGTCCATTGGTGTCGTACATCCAAAACATTGTCAAAGTCTCTTAAATCGTTTAAAAACAACACTCTCATTGATTCTGTGGGAATATTCAAAAATTTAGAATTGATTATCTTTGTATTATTAATAAAAATTTTTAACCAATTAAATATTTAAAAAATGGCAAGTGTTTGTAATTGTGACAATGTTTCCCTCAATACTGGAGTACCCTCCTGTGTTGCAATCGGTGACATTGCAAGGTGTCTAATCTTTGACACAGAGCTGACCTCTACGGGTCTATTAAAAGAAAGAGATGTGGATGACCTTGAGTCTTTTGCATCAGTTGAAACATGGCTGAATGCTGTGAATTTTAATGATAGGTGGCTACCTACTCCAGAACTTGAGAATGTTGAAAACATCAGAGATGAGGCAGTTTTCCAAGAGTTTAACTCAGGAAACAAAGCAAAGGTGAGAGATGGATTCAAGAATTTCACTGGGTATTTAGTACAAGCACCAAGAGAACTTGTTGGTCAATTAAAGCAATTGGCATGTGATGACTTTGGTGCATACATCATTGACAAATCTGGAAACTTAATGGGATATAAAGGTTCATCAACAAATGTGATGAGACCAATCCTAATTGACAAAAACACAGTTGATGTGCAATTTGTTGAGGCAACAGATTCAGAGGTTGCAATGATTATGATTAAGTTTCAATGGAAACAAGCAATGTTGGATGAGAACATCAAATTGATTTCTGCTGATGAGATGGACTATGGATGTGCTGACCTTTATGGATT